AGGATGATTCAGCGAAAGCAGCAGACGGATCAGCTCACTATTAGAATTCCTTCAGAGGAATTGTTGCAACCGAGGTGGTGAAGCGAGAGTGGAGCCACCTCTACTAAATTATAAAGATGGAACAGAAATTTATAGAAATATTTACTGGTCTTAAAAGAGACTACGGTTATGCAGACATAACTTCTGCATATAAAGATCCATCTACTGGTAAATTAAAATTAAAATATGGTTGGGCAGCTAAACAACTTTTAGAGTCTGATTATTTAGATCATTTAAGTGGAACAAAGTCTATTGGTATTCAACCTTGTGATGATGAAGGACTCGCAAAATTTGGAGCCATTGACATTGACTCCGATGAATACGACAACTTTGATTTAAGAAAATATTTAGAAATTATTGATAAAAAAAATATTCCTGTTGTACCGGTTAAATCTAAAAGCGGTGGACTTCATATTTATGTTTTTTTTAAAGAGCCTGTTAAAGCAAGTTTTGTAAGAAACTTTTTAGATAAATTATTATTTACGTTTGATTTAAAAGCATCTACTGAAATTTTTCCAAAACAAACACAACTCGGTATTGGTTCTGATCAAAAACCTATCAATGGTAACTTTATTAATTTACCTTATTACAATCGTAATGAAAGAGTAGGTGTTAATCTTGACGGCACTGAGTTTACTTTTGAACAATTTATAAAAGTCGTCGAGGCTAACACAAAAACTAAAGAAGAACTAGAAGAATTTGCTAATGAATTAATTAGACTTGAACTTACTGGTGGTGCTGATGAATTTGTAGATGGTCCAGTATGTTTACAAAGATTATCTAAAAGTAAGTTAGATGATTATAGAGACAGATTTATTTATAACTATATGGTCTTTGCTAAAAAGAAATATCCAGACAATTGGGAGGAAAAACTTTTAGAAGGTGCTAGGAATTATATTGTATACGATAACATATGGGGAGATGAAAAAGTAAAACAAAAGATAAAAGCTTATAAAAAAGAAACTGCAGGACATACTTGTTCTGAAGAACCTATTAATAGTATGTGTGTTAAATCTGAATGTCTTAAAAGAAAGTTTGGGGTAGCATCTGACAAAGTTAAAAAGTTTCCAACACTTTCTGCATTAATTAAAATAGATTATTCTCCAGATCCAGAATTTAGATTCACCGTTCATTACAACGACAAAATAGAAGGTGAAACTACACAACAGATTATTGCACGAGATATTAACTACATCATGGACCAAGAAAAACTTAGACGTTTAATTGGAGCACATACACCTATTCCTCCACCGCGAATAAAAGGAGACGACATGCAAAACATTTTAGACACTTTATGGCAAGGAATGAAAACAGAAAAAGCTCCTCCAGGTACGTCACCAAAAGAAGTATTACATAAACATCTCGAAGACTATATTCATGGCGTTCCAGCAGTAAGTGATGCAGCTTTTAGAAGTGGTAGTACCTTAATCGATACAGATGGATATGCCTATTTTGTATTTGATCCGTTTTATAATTTTTTAAAAAATAAAGAATGGAAAGCTAAGATAGATAGGACAGGACAAATGTTAATGGATTTTTTTGAGGCAGAACTTCGACATCCCAAAAGATATCCTAAAAAAAATACTGAAAAAAAATCTAATAACCCAGTAAGATGTGTAAAAGTTTCTATGACCTACTTTGAAAAAGAAGATAATGAAATAGAAATTTTACCTATGAAGAGTAAACAAAACATTCTTTAATGACAAAAGTTGTAAAAATATATGGCCCTCCAGGCACAGGGAAAACAGAAAAATTAATTAGAAGAGCAATGGCTTATATTCGAGTCGGCACCCCTGTAAATAAAATAGGTTACTTTGCATTTACACGTAAGGCAGCCAATGAAGCAAGAGACAGAATGCTTAAAAAAAATCCTCAATATAAAAAGAAACAATTAAGATATTTTCAAACCCTACACTCACTAGCTTTTCACAGTTTAGGATTAAGAGAGGAAAATGTTATGCAAGATTATCATTACAACGATCTTGGAAAAGAATTAAGTATAAGGGTCAACGCTAAAAAAGATGCGGACGCTTCTCCTTATTTAACTTGTGACAATGAATATTTTCAAATTATTTTAAAAGCAAAAGAAAAAGATATTCCTGTATGGGACGAGTATTGTACCGCCGAACATTCTACAAATGTAAACCCAGATTTATTAAAACACATTGAAGCAAATTATAATAATTACAAACACCCAGACGTTAATAATCTAGTAGACTTCACCGACATGATTCATGATATTGTACAACAACCAACTAAAGTTCCAAACTTTGATGTGGTGTTTATTGATGAGGCTCAAGATCTTTCTCCGATACAATGGAAACTTTATGATATTTTAAAATCTAAATCAAAAAATATCTATCTTGCAGGAGATGATGATCAAGCTATTTATGGATGGGCTGGTGCAGATGTGGATAGATTTATTAATGAACCTGCAACAGAAAAAGTTTTGTCTAAGTCTAGAAGAATTCCTAAAGCAGTGCAGGACATCTCAGAAATTATTACTGCACGAATCGAAGGATTAAGAGCAACCAAAAATTATTTACCAAGAAACGAAGAAGGATTATGTAGTAAAATCAATAGTTTAGAAAACATTGATCTTTATCAAGATAGCTGGTTAATCTTAACAAGAACAATATCAAGATCTAAAGAGATATGTAATTTATTAAAAGTAAAAGGTTTATATTATGAAAACAAACATCAAAAAAGTTACAATACAAAACTGTATAGAGCCATCATAAATCACACTAAGTGGTTAAATGGAGAAGAGGTAAGTGAGACAGCATTAGAAGATGTTAAAGAATACATGGGGGATCGAGAACTTAAAAAAGATTTAAAATGGTTTGAATGTTTTGATAATGCACCAGCAGAGGATAAAATTTACATACGATTAATGTTATCTAATAAAGAAAAATTAAGTGAAAATGCACGAATCAAAGTATCTACAATTCATGCTGCAAAAGGTGGTGAATGTGAAAACGTAATTTTAGTATTAGACAATGCTAAAAAAATAAGAGAAGCTACGATTAAAAGCATAATAAAACGTGACGAAGAACATAGAGTATGGTATGTAGGTTGTACGAGAGCAAAAAGAAACTTATATTTAATGAGAGCAAAAATAGAACGAAAGGGTTACCAATTATGACAACAAAAGATATATTTGAGGAAGCGTTTCCTCAATACACTCAGATAGGGGGGAATCACTACACTAAGTTTCCCATTCAACCTTATGAATTTATTTCTAAAAATGATCTTTCTTTTTTTCAAGGCAACGTCGTAAAATACGTTTGTCGTTATCAGAGGAAGGGAGGAATAGAAGACCTTAAAAAAATAGTGCATTACTGTCAATTGGAAATGTTGAAAATAAATGATACAAAAAATAAAAAATGAAGGTACCTTTATTTGAAGCACAAACAGAATGGAACGAACCTGAAGAGTATCCAGATCTAAGAAAATACGATGAGATTGCTGTAGACTTAGAAACAAAAGATCCAGATTTAAAAACAAAAGGTTCTGGATCTGTAATTGGTCATGGAGAGGTAGTTGGGATTGCTGTTGCTGTGCCAGGAAAAAAATTTTATTTTCCAATTGCTCATGGATCGGGGCCAAACATGGATAAGAAAAGAACTCTTAATTGGTTCCAAGATGTATTAGCTAGTGACGCTATAAAAATATTTCATAACGCCATGTATGACGTGTGTTGGATTAGGTCTATGGGTTTAAAAATTAATGGACAGATAGTCGACACAATGATTGCAGCATCTTTAATTGATGAAAACAGATTTAGATTTGATTTAAATAGTTTATCTTGGGATTATCTAGGTCATGGTAAAAATGAAGCTGCTCTTAATGAAGAAGCAAAATCTAGAGGACTAGATCCTAAAGCAGATATGTGGCAGCTACCTGCAATGTATGTTGGGTCTTATGCAGAAAAAGATGCTGAACTTACTTTAGAACTTTGGCAAATATTTAAAAAAGAATTATTACATCAAGATGTTGAGTCTATTTTTGAACTCGAGACAGATCTGTTTCCTTGTCTGGTCGATATGAGATTTCTTGGAGTGAGGGTGGACGTTGAAAGAGCTCATAAACTAAAGCAACAATTAACATTAGAAGAAGAAAAATTACTCCACCAAATAAAAAAAGAAACAGGAGTAGAAGTTCAATTGATGGCTGCAAGAAGTGTTGCCAAAGTTTTTGATAAACTTGGTTTATCTTACGAAAGAACTGCGAAATCACAGGCACCTTCTTTTACTAAAAATTTTATTTCTAATCATGAACATCCAGTAGTTAGAATGATTGCTAAAGCTAGAGAAACTAATAAGGCTCATACTACTTTTATAGATACCATAATTAAACATGAACACAAAGGCAGGATTCATGCCGACATAAATCAAATAAGGTCAGATCAAGGCGGAACTGTGACCGGTAGATTTAGCTATTCAAATCCTAATTTGCAGCAACTTCCTGCTAGAAATAAGGATCTTGGACCTATGATTAGGTCTATTTTTATACCCGAGAAGGGCCATAGATGGGGTAGTTTTGACTATTCTCAGCAAGAGCCTAGGTTGGTAGTGCATTATGCAGCTTTACACAAATTTCCGTCTGTAAATGATGTAATAGATAATTATGAAAACGACACCTCAACGGACTTTCACCAAGTAGTAGCGGACATGGCAAAGATTCCAAGGTCACAAGCCAAAGTAATTAATTTAGGATTATTTTACGGCATGGGTAAAGCAAAACTCCAGGCTGAGTTAGGTGTATCAAAAGACAAAGCAGTAGAATTGTTCGATCAATACCACGCTAAAGTTCCCTTCGTTAAGCAGCTAATGAATAGTGCTTCCAATCGTGCCCAAGAGCGTGGTCAAATTCGAACTCTCTTGGGACGATTGTGTAGATTTCATTTATGGGAGCCTAATCAATTTGGTATGCACAAAGCATTGCCACATGAAGAAGCGTTACAGGAACACGGACCAGGAATTAGAAGAGCGTTTACTTACAAATCTTTAAATAAATTAATTCAAGGATCGGCCGCTGATATGACAAAGAAAGCCATGTTGGATTTATATAAAAATGGTATAGTAGCTCACGTGCAAATTCATGATGAACTTTGTATTTCTGTTAAAGATCAAGAACAAGCAAATAAAATTGTTCAGATCATGCAGGAGGCAGTCACTTTGGAAGTTCCCAACAAAGTAGATTGTGAATTAGCAAACAATTGGGGAGACATTAATGGTTAATTATGGCTTATTTAAACGCAAACATACCTGTCATAGAATGTTATGTCAGAGGCAACTATCTAAGAGATCAAAAAGATTCACACGATAAATATTTTGAAGTAGGAGTATTTGGATTTAGTTCTATTCCAAACAGGGTGCCATTGTTTCATTTTTTAATGGAAGATGGTGGCCTATGGTGGAGAGCACCTATTACTGCATTCTGTACTAAACCCGGAGTAAAAGAGCTGCCTCTTGATGAAGTAGTTATGTGGGATAGTTTTAGTTACAATGTAAGTGTCACAACTTTTTATGAGTTAGCTGGTGCTACGATGCAATACACATCAAGACGTAAAGTAAAACGTAAAGGTAAGTATCTTTTTACAATTGATTGGTGTGCAGGTGATTTTAATGAATTAAATTTTGGTTACGCAGAAAAACCAGACCAACATAAATGTGGCCATGTTCTTGAATTAGAAGATGGAAACTTTGCAATACAGCCTAATAATAGGCTTAAAATGTTTGATGCATCTATGGGAGTTGACCCAAACAAAAACTTGATTAACAGACTTGTAACAAGTAAGATATACTCCGTAGAAAATTCAGCGAAATGGATTACCGACGAACATGAAGAAGGTAGCTATGATTATAAGCTGAAAAATTTAGACGAAGACAATGATTAAGGAGGAGTTATGGATCAATTAAAAAATATCATAAAAATGGTATGGTCTTTCATTAATGTTCAATTACGTCTTTTATATAACGTAATAATGAACCCGAGTTTATTTCATCCAAAAGAACTATTAAACTGGCATTTTGGAATTTTTACACTCATTGTTATATTAATAATTATAGGATTACTTTAAGATGAAAAAAATGTTAAAAGATATTTGGCATCACATGTGTTGGCCATTTAGAAAAATTAAAAATTTATACACAGCTAAAAAACAATAAAAATGCTTTATGAACTTAGTAGATTTGTTAAAGAAAAACATAGTTATGGTACCAATAGTGGCCTCAGTATTAGTGGGGACATTCACAGGTGTCCGTTATGTTGTTAATCTTACAGATACTATC